CTACACGCGTAAGATCGTCGGCAGCGTCAGATGTGTATAAGAGACAGGTCTTGGACAGTGCAAGCCGACCAGCTAGAACCTCCTTGACCAGATCGGGAGCCTCCGGATTGTTTTTCAGATATTCGAGGATTTCGGGCTTTCCAAGTGCAGGGAAGTTGAGTCCGAAATTAGTGCTGAGCCACGTCTTCAACTGGGCCAAGCTGTTCGGGTTATCCAAGCCCGTCAGTTCCTTCATCCGGTCGGTCATCTCCTCCGTGTATACCTCATCGAAAGAGATGGCGTTCCCGGCCATATTGAGATCTATCAGAATTCCCCGGTCATTGATGCTTTGGTCTACGAGGTAGTTCCGACGTTCGAACTCCGGGAATGGGAATTGGTCCAGCTGTTCCACGATGTCGCGTTCGGCAATCACGTCATATTCGGCATACGTCTTGAACTCGCTCCACTTGTCCGGGTCGTCGTCCGGCATGTTCCGAGTCCTCATCCCGTTGGACTTGGTTGGCTTGCACGGGGAACAGAAAAAGCGGATTAAAGCTTTACCGGTCGACTTCTTCCCGTGCTCCCCGAGGACCAACGCCTTGGAGAGTTCATCCAGAGCCAAAGGCAGTCCGCAATAGGCTGCTTTGGTCATTGAGCAATACAATTGATCGATCGGGATAGGTAGTCCTATACGCTTAAATACGAGTCTCTCAAATACGGCGTTATGAGCCCATTTCTCGATCTCCGGGTCAGTTAGAGCGGAGATGAAATAGTCGGGGAGCTCCTCTCCTTTGGCCAGATCTATCACCTGAACGGGAGAGGTGTCAAAGGCGAAAGATACTATAAGGAGCTGAAAGCCCCCCGATTCTATGTATTTATAGGCGCCCGTGGATTTAATGTCCTCCGGGCTATATGTTTCCGTATCGAAGTATAAGCGTCTCGGCATGTTAATTATTGTTAAATTTGTTGCTGGGCGGGGATTCGAACCCCCTAATCCCAAATAAGACCCAGCATACCAACCTACATAAGGTCGTCGTCCCACGGGTTCTGGCCGAAGTCCTCTTCTGCCGAAGATCCCCCGGATAGACGTTCTCCGTCAGCCAACTTCTGGAGGTTGTTCAGCCCGCAAGCAACGCCTTTGTTGCCATTCGTGTTGAAAACGTAGAAGTTGATCGACGCCCGGCCATAGCATCCGGAGTAGAAATCCTCTCTTTCGATGATGGGGTTGAGGTTGATGTCCACGATGCCAGGACGGTTGTCCGAGTTAGCATTGACGAACATGTGCCCAGCATACTCCGGATTGTCCGGTCTTTCGGTGTCCCCGTCACGGAGGGGGTTCTTCCACGTCGGGGGAATCTTGCCGCCCAATTTGGCGATGCCTTCTTTGAGAGCCGTGTCGATGGCCTCCTTGACCCGAGCCAGAGTTGCCGAGTCAGTCTTCGGGATGAGAATGGACACCGAGTATTTTGCTCGGTCAGAACCCTCCATCGCCCTGGGTTCCCATACGTTGGCGTAACTGAAACGGACTTTGCCGGTTACTACTTTGGTTGTTGCACTCATAGTTGTGAAGTTTAGTTATTAGAAAAATCGAGTTTTGCTTGTTCAATTCCCATTGCCGGACGCTTGTCAGACTCGGGGACGAGAGTGGGTTTGCCAGGAGCTTTGATGACGAGGTCCCCGACCAGTGAATCGAAGTCCTTTTTGAGGAGCTTCTCGATTGCCGGGATTCCGGCCAGTTTGACAACTTGGAACTGATCCGGGGTGTAGTCGCATGCGGTAAGAACTTCCTGAACTGCATTCTCATCAGTCCATTTCCGTATTGACCTTCCTTCGACTACCTTATACCCAGGGATCTTCTCGCCTGAGATGGCTTTGGAGAGCAGGTGCTCAGATACAGCATTTACCCATTCTTGAAGCATGGGGGCTTGCTCAAAAATCTGAGCGAGCTCCTCAGTGGTTAGGAGTTCGGGCTCTTTGAACTCGTGTTTGGCCAAGTCCAGATTGTGGTCTGCCATCTTGCGACACAAAGCTTTGACTTTACACCACCTGCACCAGTGCCCGACTTGGAGTTCCCCCTCCCCGGAGTAAGCAAGAGCTGCTTTGGGTTTCACTACCTCCTCACCCCATTTGTAGAGGTCTTCGGGGGTAATCTCCCATGACGAGATTCGCTCCTGGCGGGGCTGGACTATAGTCAACTTCACCATGTTGATGTCGTAGACCATTTCAAATTTGTACAAGGCTCCGAGAGCATACAGCATCAACTGAGCATTGTTCTCAGCGAAAACCGGCACGCCAGTGCCAAACTTGAGGTCTATGATCTCCATGACCCCGTCAGCGATAATGCAAGCGTCCCCGGTGCCGAACCCTTGTTCGACCCAAGCCGAGAAGTCCAGTCGCTCCTCCAAGAGAACGAGAGCGTCTTTGGTTTTCCGCAGAGCTTCCGTATATTGGTCCGTTACGTACTGGCAATAAGCCATTACGGGCTCATCCATGGCCTCAGTGTAGAGGTCACTCTTCTTCAGCTTCCGGAGTTCAGCAGACGTAACGTCAACAGGCGTTATGAGGAACCTCGCTCGGAGATAACATTCTGCCATCTCGTGAGCCAGAGTGCCCTCTTCGGCATACTTGGAAGACTTACCGGTTTCCTCAACTTTTTCCTCCAGTCTGGCACTGGGGGTGCAGTTGATCCACCGGTCTGCCTTTGATGCCGAAAGCATGGCGTGCTTACGAGATGAATGGTTCGGGGTTCCCATTACGCAAGGTCTTTGAGGAATTCGTAGAACGCGTCGTAGTTTTGGGCATCCAGTCCCGTCACATTCCTCGCTCCCAGTTCAGTGAGCTTTGCCCGGATAGCTTCGCGGTGATTGTCCACCTTACTTGCCAGGAGAGTCCGGATGTCCTGAATGGAGACAGCGGGGTCAGAACCCAAAGAGGAGCTCGCATCCATCGGCATAGGTTCGGGCTCCTCAGTCTTTTTGGGGACTGGAGCCGGAGTCGGAGCTGGCTTCTTCACGTCCTGTGCAGGGACTGATTTCTTGACGTCAGTCGTCTTAACTGTCACGGGATTTGCTCCGATAACCTGACAGATCTTGCGGACCATTTCGAGATCCTGAGTTTCTTCGAGGTTTGCCTCGAACTTAATTTCTACTTTCATTGGCTTGATGATTTTTGATTATGGTGTTCAGAAGTTCAATGTACTTGCTGAGAGGTATAGCCGGGTCATGGAGAACAGTTTCATGAAACAGGGACCCGAGGTGGAACACCTTCGTCTCTCCCGTTTTGACCGATAACTCGGCTCTGTAGTTCCCGTTTGTCAGAATACATGTCTCTCCTTTAAGCTCGGAGTTCCATGCTCCTCTGTAGAGATCGTCGACAGATACGCGGAGCCAAGCTGCTAAACGGGATACTTGCTCCGAATTCAACAAGGTTTTTCCGTTGAGAACCCGGTTGAGAGCTGCTCGGGGGAACCGGTTATCGGGGAACAGAATTTCTGCCACTTCTTGAAGCCTGAGCCCTCTCTGTTCAATTAATTCTCTGAGATTGATAGTCATTGTGTTGTCCATGTTGTTTACCCCTAAATATAATCAATTTTCCCCTGATATTGAAATTTTTTCAATCTTTTTAGTGAAAAATGTTTACTTGGTGAGAAGGTAGACCACCTGAGCAATAAATATGCTCCTCCTGCTGGGGTTGACCCGGGCATATACTTCTCGCAGAGGCTCAATGGCTTTCTCAAGCTTGAGGTCCTCTCCTTTCCTCTTCAACTCCTTGAGAGCCTTATAGACCCGGGTCCTTTCCTGCCATTCCCGAACTTCGGCTTTGTCATTCCACCAACCAGACACGGGGACAAATTTTGAGCTGAGCACATAGGCAGATTTTCCGTCCTCCGAAAACGGCTGTTGAGTGATGGCTCCCGGGGTACAGTTGGGGTTGATCTTCCTACCGAACGAGATGGGCTCCGTGTATGTAGGCCCCTCCCCGGGGAGCTCGTCCATTACCATGTAGTGAAATCCGAACTCGTCTTCATACTTGAATACTACGTATTTTTCGATCTTTTTCATAATTATTTGTTTAAGGTTCTTGCTGATATTCTGCATTTCTTGCCGAAGTAGGTAAATGTCTTACCGTTAGCTGTAATGTCCATCAGTTCAGGCTCAGTATAAGACTCATACTCGCCTTCAATATTGATTCGAGTGGCTCCTTGGGAGTTAGCCAAAGCTCTGAAGGAAGTGAAGACTCCCTCCACGTACCCCATTCGAGTGACGATAAGTACCGATTTTACTGTTCTCATAGTTGTGTAGGTTTTTGTTTGTATCACAAATATAATACTTCTGCGGTAAATACTACGATAAAATCAGCATTTTTTTCCGTTTGTTTTGAGAAGTCCCATCATGACAATTTCGAGAGGGTTGGGTGAAGCTGGTTCTGACTGTCTTTGGTCTTCCACCAATTTCTCCCACATTGAGCCAGCTTTAAATCCGATGAATGCCAGGAGCTTCTCCTTTCTTGTGAGAGGTTTGTCGGTTTTAATGCCAAACTGGTCAAGAATAGACTGAATCCCTTCATTGACAAAATCCGACTGATTGGTAACTGATTCTCTGTGAATAACTCCGAGGAGAACCTCTCCCACATTGCTGGGGTCTTTCAGCTCCTTGGATACGATTCCGTTATAATAGTTGTCCGATTTGGGGTCCGGATCTGCCGGGAGGTCCCAGTTGAATTTTTCTTCCATGTTTTACTATTCGTTAATTCCATACTTACCGCAGACGTATGCTTCGCCAGTCTTGAAGCCCATGCAGACGAGAAGAGCCTCGCGTTTGGTCAGTAGTTGTCTCATTCCTGTGGCTTCGTTTGCTAACTTAACCATCTCCAACAAGACAGAGGAAACATGACTGGCTGTTTCATCGTCAAGACTGTTAACTCGCTCCTGCATTTTGTTTATAAGCTCCACCACTTTGTCCGGTTCAACCTCGGGACCTATGAGACTTGAGAAATAGTCTTCTCTGATTGCCGGCCGTGCCGGAGTGCTCCATTCGATTTTTTTCATAATAATTGGCTTGAATTTATGTTCCTTAATGAATGCTTCTACGTGTTCTCTTTTCTGCTTTTTTAATTCCATTACCTGATTGAGGGTTAACAGATACCCGTCCTCCGTAGTTACTACGTCCAATCTGGTTAGCTGAGGATTCATGTATGTGATCAACATTTCTGAAAGCCTTTTCGTTGGATGAGGTCCTGGAGCTCCTCTTCTGTGTAGCAGGTGGAGATGAACCCGTTGCTGAAATAGAGGTCGAAAGTACCCGAAAGAAGCTGGGTAACCTTAAGTCCTAAACCGTTGCTGTTAATGTAACTTGTAGTTGTCATTGTCTTATCCTTTTGTCTGGATCACAAATATAAGAAAAGTTTTTTGAAGTAAAAAATTTTTTGATTGAAAAATGAGAAAAAAGTTGGGACCCCTATTTTGGGGGTCCCGGGAATTAAAACTGTTTGAATCCGTAGTGGTTGAGTTTATGCTCCAGGAGCTGGAATTTCATATACCCCATGTCCAACCCGGTTCCTATCATATTTACGAACGGGATTCGGCTGGTGATGAAGACCTCCATCTCGGATCCCCCGTGGGTCCTGTACCTATTAATAAGTACGTGCTCCTCCGTGAGGGGGTCAAACCTGTCTTTTACATTGGCTGCCCATTTCCTGGTCATCCCGTTTTTCAGTAGGATGGTCCTGAGTTCCGTCATGGTGTAGCAGAAGGTGTGGACTCCGTTGTTGAAGGTAAGGCTGAATGCCCATTTGAACTGCCCGGAGGAGAATTTGTTGATCTTGAGTTCGAGTCCTTGATTGTTGGTGTAGGTGATGGTTTTCATATTGTAATTTGTTTTTGTTTGTATCACAAGTATAATACTTCTGCTGCAAATACTACGATAAAATGCTGGAAAAATAGCAGAGAAACAATAAATTTTTCATTGTTTCTCACCTAAGTGATTGACACTCAATGGGTTAGGCCCTAAAATCACCCCTGGAGAAACAATGTAAACAATAATTCCTATATAACCTTTTTATAGGGGTCTTATCCTCTTTAAGAACACTATTATCCAATATTAGAACACATGTTCCCTATTCAGGTTTTCCTCCTATATTATTGTTTACATTGTTTACAAGGGCCTAAATCATTGATATTCAATCGATTATCGAGAAACAATGATTGTTTATTATTGTTTCTCATTGTTTACTGCTGGTCCCTGCCCCGGGGGCCAATATCCCCGGCTTGAGAACACAAAAAACCCGGGCTCCCCTAAGCCCGGGACGGAGTAGTTTCCTAAAATTTCCAGCTAAAGCCGATCTCATACCCCGATCGGGTCAGCTCGAAGTCCCGCATATAGGATACATCTACTCCGAAATTCCTATAATATATGCCTCCCCCAGCCCCAACCTGCCCGAATGAGTTAGCCGAAGCTCTCAGAAAGGGGGACCATTTCTGGGACCTCGTTTCTTTGATCTGTTCTCGGACGGGGATATACTTGTACGTAAGATGCTGGAGAGTGTTGTATTGGACTGTAGCCTCCCAGTCAAATTGGCCAATTTTGGGATCTTTGAAGAATGTTCCAGCGTATTTCCTGGTCGTATTCCAGTCCAATATTGTCCTTTTTACGCTCTCCAGAGTATCCACCTCCTTTTGGTCCTCCCCAAAACCCCCTCCATTTGTGATTTCTGGGGGTGTTTGGGGAACCTTTTCCTCCTGGCCCTTATAGATATATATCAATTTGATTGGATTCCTAAAACCCTCCCATTTTGGAACCAAATCCGGGACTTTGACCTCCCCCTGAATTGGGGGTAAATCGACGTACTTTATAACGGTCTTTTCCTCGACTGTTTTACGCCCGATTATAAAGCCTATACCTACAAGAACTATTGTGCAGAGTACTCTCTTTAGTAAGTCCATATCGTGTCCTGCGGGAGGGTTTTAGAAGCATCTACGTGGATAAAATCCCCGTCGATGCCTATCCTCCGGATCTGCAATGCAATGGCTGCCCGGAGGATCTTCATCCGATTGGGACCCGAGGCACACCGGATGTCCACTGCCAAACCTTCGGTGTGAGCACTGTTACCGGACCGTCCTTTGGCCTTATCGTGTTCTTTGGAACGATAAGCGCAATTGAGGACGAGGGGGATGCCTGCCTTTTCACGGAGGTCATCCAGTAGATCGAGAAAATCCTGGTCCATGTCTTCAATGGAGCAGGACGGGTTGCATCTCTCGAATTCTTCGGGCTTAAAATACTTACTTGTCTTCATGGCATTCAAAGTCTATTTGAGTTTTCTTGCTGACCGATCTCTCCATGTATGACCGGAGAGCTCTGAATATGGAGTGATTCGAAATGATTGCGGAGTTCTCCAGAAAGCTCCAAAACTCAGTACCTACCACAAAAGCAGCGAAGAAGTTGGCAAGGTTGAGACCCCCCAAGTTCGGGAGGACATGCACGTCAAGCATGTAGGCCATGCCAATACCGATAATGCTGAGCCCCAACTTCCAACACGTGTCCCACATTTTCTCGCTTTTGAACACATATTTTTGATGGGCTCGTTTGTGGCGCTTGTAGTCAGCAATATTTCCAGTTATGAAGTCGACGATAATGGCAATACAGACACAGAGGATAAGGACCTGGACCGGAGCTAAAAGCCCCCAAAACCCTACAATGCTCCCGCATATCCATTTTCCCGCTCTCATGACTTCCTCCTCCATATCTGTTAAACTTATAATTTATTACGTCCTATAATCATTTTACGAGACGGGGACTCCTTGTATTCAGTACATGGAGTCAGTAACCGCAGAGCTTTAAGGTGATTTATAGCCTTCTCGAGGTAGGCTTCCCCGATGTTCCGTGCTTCGTTCGAGCTACGGATGATGATGTTGTCTTCTACTCGAGTGCTGAATTCGCCATCTTTGTACCTCACCCCGAAGGCAGTGGGGTTGATTGGATTGTTGACGATGAATCGGGAATACGCAATGTATGCAATGGCGATCTTGAGTCCTTCGCTTCGACCATCCCCGGAACAGCCACCATCATAATACCCGCCTTCCATGGCGGCAGTGTACTGATCTTTTGTAATGGTTACGTCCCCGTATTGGAAAGGACCGGGGCCGGAAAAGTCTGTCTCGTCGAGCCATCTGTAGAGATTGGCTCCTATGGCATCCACCAGTCTGAGAGTCTCAGCCTCCCGGACATATGGCTCCAGTCTGGCCGGATCGTTGATGTTCTCGGCTATCGGCCGAACATTCCGAAGGTCGTTAGAGTTGAGTATCATCGGGCATGAGTTTTATAATCTCCTCGTCGTAAAGCCCATAAATGAGCTTGAGCATGTTTCTCTTCTGAACAGTGGAGAGCATCTGGTCCCGGATAATCTCCAGTACCTGAGTCATGTTGTCCTTGCCAATTCTGTCTGCTATAGACTCGCCGGCATTGTAAGTGAGAGACTGAATAGCGAAGTCGGGATTTTCCAAAGGAGCCCACCAGTACTCAAAAATCGATACGAAAGTCTCCTCCAGCTGCTGACGCTCCCTGACTGTAACAGAGTTGTAGTACTTGTAGGCATTGGTCATGAGATCAGCCCCAAAGTTAGCCCCCACGTCAACAGCTCGAAGAATGGGAGGCTGCTTGAAGGCTTGACCAATGTTCTCCGGGATGACTCTCTGCGTTACCTCGAATGCTTTGTCATAGTTCTCCCCGGAGAACCTTATGAACTGGGGCACCTCATCTTTGGACTTGCACTGTATGTACCACAGTTGAGAAGTGTTCTCGTCTCCTTGAAACTTGTTGAGCTCTTTCTGGGTCTCATTGACTTGGGACTGATCTTGAGTCTCATCCTTGATGTCTACCAAGATCCCAGCTGACAAGAAGTTGGAGCATGCGTTTCGACCGGCTACATTGGCAAGTGCTTCCTCAGTTCTCATGTCTGTCATCTCAGCTATGAAGATGGGGACCGGGTAAGAGGGACTGCCTTCAGAGTCTCCGGAAAAGTAGAGGATCTGGCCATTGTAGTTGTCCCATCCGCCAGCTTCTTCTACCTGGTTCAGGATAACCTCCGGATCCGGGTTGAAGAGGTGAAACCACTCAATGTCGGACGGGGACCACCGGGACCTCGTCTTGTCTCGGTGACCCCAGTCAGGATGATATGCCGTCCGGCCAATGAATCCACCATCGTCTGCCTTCGCAAGTCTGAGAGACTCGAACGGAATGTGGTGGATCGAACTGACGCGGAAGTTCATATTGTAGTTAACATGGATGGCGAACCCATGCCATAACGTGAAGTCTTTGCATACCATGCGGAGGATCTTGTCGAGCTTCTCCCCTTCTTTGTTGACCCGCAATTTGTAGATACCCGGATCTTTGAATCCGTGACCGTATACGAAGTCATTGTATATGCTCACACAGGCATTGCCGGTCTTTGAGGCTTGAACAATCTCGCTGACCGTCTGGGGAAAATCATTGGTATCTCCGTATGTCTGGATGCCATACTGTCTCCAGTCCCGGGATTCGAACTGAGGAGCTGATTTGATCTGTGCAACTTTCATACTGGCGTAATTTTAATAGTAGGAGGGACGGGAAGCGACCCCGTCCTATTACCAGTCCTATTTGGACCCTCCTTTTTTGGCTCCCTTCTTGGGAGCCTCCGAAACGGGATTGACTATCCGGTTGTAAGCCTCTTCGATGTCCCCGGCAGACATTTGCGAGTCTGCATAGGCTTCTTTGATGGCTTCCAGATCCATCCCGGCGTCGATGAACTCCTTCACCTCGGTGTCGATGTCGGCGGTCTTCTCCTCAGGCTTCTCCTCGGGCTTCTCCTCAGGCTTCTCCTCGGGCTTCTCCTCGGGCTTCTCCTCGGGCTTCTCCTCGGGCTTCTCCTCGGCCCTCGCAGAATCGAGAATAGCGTGGATTGCTCCCATGGCTTTGGAGTACTCATCGAGCTTGGCGTTCAGCTCGGTCTGTTTCTTGTTCAGCTCTTCGAGTTCGGTTTTCACGGACTCGATCTGCTTGCTCAGGACCTGAGCCTGGCGCTTCTTGATTTCCACGTCCTTGTCCGGCATCTCCTTGCCGTAACGTGCCATGAACTTCTCCAGCCGGTCGTTCAGATCTTCGGGGACCCGGGTGAAGTACGAAAGAGCATCCTTGTTGAATGCGATGTGGTACAAGCAAAGCTCCTCCGTGATGTTTCTCGGAGTGAGGATCTTGCTGAACTCTTTGTTGATTGGGTCGTGGAGCAGAGTACCTGCTCGGAGTTCGTAATCGGGGTGTGCTACGTTTTTCATCTGTTGTTCTGTTATTCGTCTTAGTGCTAAGTCGGCTTCGATCAGGCAGAAGCCGCATCGGGAAACTGACTTATTCAAAAAGTACCGAGAAAGTTCGTCTACTTCTCGATGGAGAGCGGGATTCTTTTCCAATTCCAATGTATGGGCCCGATAGGCTTCGCCTTTCAGGGACCCATACTTGGATTGGTAAGCTCTCAGTCTTTCGAGCATGTCAGTCATGAGTGCTACGATTTCGGGGCACCTACATAGGTGCTCAGAACGATGACATACTCTCCGTTGATGTACCGCTTCCGGATGTTTTCGTCGTCAATCTTGGCACCCCACTGGGTTTCCGTCTGGGAGGGCCCAGAGTTGTTGGTGTAGTACAGTTTGGGCGGATTAGCTGCGTCTCCTGAAGTACCATTGACGAAGATGTAGTTTGCCGGAAGTCCCGATCCCGGGAATGCAACAGCCGGATTCGGAGACGCAGGAGCTGCGGGCATGTTCACTTTGGTAATTGTCTGACAGCTGTCTCGAGTCAGGGTGATGGGAACCCTGTTTCCTACGGTCTCCTCAGTGTCATTCAGGAACTCCATCATGCCCTTTACCGTACACCCGGTGCTGCCTCCGGCAAGGAGTCCCTCGACCATGAGGTCGGTGCTGCCTCTGGCAAGGAGTCCCTCGGCCATGAGGTCGGTGCTGCCTCCGGCAAAGAGTCCCTCGACCATGAGGTCGGTGGTCTTCTCGTCCGTGTTGAAGAGGCTCATCGGGAGCGAACCTTCCTGAGCGATGGTACCGTTGGCCAGAGTTACCTGGTAAGCGACGCCGTCGGTCATTTCGGTAGTGACAGTGATTTCGGTGAGCTCCAGACCCGAGTCCCAGCCATACACCTCGTACTTGGTGTCCCCGTTGTCGCCGGTATCGTTGTTCTCGACGATGGCGATGACGCGAGCATTGGTCAGGCCGTTCACGAACTTCTTGGCTGCTTCCGACTTCTTGAAGATCCGGACAACCACGTTGTGCTGGTGAGTCTTGAGGTACGTGCCAGCATTGATGGTGTCCGAGCCAACTGTTGCGTTGGGCAGCGAGTCGACTTCGTAACCAGTGGCACCGGCCTTGAGGATGAGCGAAGAGATAACGTTGTCAGTTACAACAGACTTCGATTTGTCGACGTCCGAGTAGCTGAGGAGAATCACCCTGGCGGTGGTGCCGGCGATTGCCGGCTTACCACACACCTGGTTGGTGAATCCTGTTTTGATTTTAGAACAATCAAGTCCTGCCATTTTCTTAGATTTTTGAGGATTAGATACCTACCGAGAACAGATCCGGGTTGGTGAGCTTGGCATCCGCCCGACCCATCAGTTCTACGTAGACCATGCGGTCCTTGTACTCGTACCAGATCCGCATCTTCTCGAAGCTGTCGATTGCGTCAACACCTACGCCGAGGACGCTCTTCGAGGTGAAGAGAATTCGATGGGGGTTGTTGAGCTTCGTGCCAGTGTCTTCCGACGTAGCGATGATCTTGTCCCAGATGGGCATTGCGATGACCGGGATGCCGTTGAAGCTGAGAGCCTCCATGCCATTCAGCAGAGCCAAGCGAGCCGACTCGAGGCAGCAAGCGTCCATAAGAGACTGCTGATAGGCATCGTAGACCGACTGGGTAACGAGGATGAATTTGTCAGACTGCTGACGGAGCAGAAGCGGGGCACTGAACACGACCGACTGGATGTACTCCTTGGCCTTGGCCGGAGTAAGCTTCTGAGCTGCGTAAGATGTCCCGGCATTTTCCGTAATTGTTGCTCCGCGCTGGGACGGATTGGCTGTAGCCTGTGTGGTAATCTGTTTCCAGAAACCGTCGATGATGGTGAAGAATTTCAGGTCGAGCCCATCCGTAATGATACCGCTTTCGGTAACGTTCTTGGCTTTTTTGTCGTTGAACCAGAACAGGCGGTACCAGAAGTCCATAATGGAGCGCTCCAGAACTTCGATGACGATGTTCATGTAGTCAGTGTCCGTGAAGTCCGGAATGTCGACGCCAGTGCGGAGAGAATAGATAGTTGCCGACTGCTGGAGATCGGTGTAACACTGGGCCAGGAGGATCTCCCAGGTGCCGGGCTCCCATTTCAGCTTGCGGGTGTTGATGTTCCACTGCTGAGGAGTCGGGTTACACCCGGTGTTGACCACGCCGACCATGCCACCCTCACCGATGTAACCCACCTCGGTGTTAGTGACGATGTCGGGGAAGACTGTGTGAATGGAGTTGATGTCAGGACCCTGAATGGTGTCCTCCATAATCATCTCCGAGATTGCCTGAATGACACGTCCACAAAAAGTGAACTTGTCCATGTCGAGGAATCCGCCATTTTTAGCTGCCATAGTTTTTAAAGCTTTTGAGTTTGACTACTTGAGGATCTTTTTTGCAGCGTTGACCTTCTGGAGCTTTTCGCGAGCTTCGTTCTTGAGGTCAGCTGCCGAGGGTTCGGGCTTCTTGCCTCCGGGCAGAACCGTCTTGCGGTTCTTCGGGCGGTAGTTGCTACCACGAAGGTTGCGGAGTTCGTTCTCCTGCTCCTCGATGAGGTTCGTTGCCTCGTCGAGCATCGCCTCCAGTGCTGCAACGCGGTCCTCGAGAGACTCGGTGTCCTCCATCTCGATGCTGGTGACGATGTTGTCCTCGACGGTAACCACCCGGCCGTCTTCCAGAACGACTGTTCCCGACGTCTCGCCGTTGGCGAGAGTTGCCTCTACACCTTCGGCCAGATTGTCCTCTTCACCTACGGTCTGGAGAACGACCTGACCCTCAGCATCCAGATAGTCGAAGTTGGCGGGAGCGCCTTTCTTGCCATTCCGGAATGCCTTGACTTTGCTCATGAATTTTTCATAAGCGCTTTTTTCGTTTTTTGCCATAGCATTAAAAATTTGGTTTGTGTTGTATGAATTGATTTTGGAAATGAATCCCAAGTCAAGAAGTGATTTGGCATCATGGATGCGTTCCTCATGCATGACATTGCGGAGCCGTTCCCGGTCCTGACCTGTTCTCTCGACATACACGTCAAGAATAGCCTCCTCCTCCAGAGCAAGCTCCTCGGCAATGCTGCGAGCATCGTCGGAAGTGAGCCAATCCCCGACCGGCATGTATACCCGATGGACTAGTGCCCGGCAATTCCTGTTTGCCGACCGGTTCTCTGCCGGAGCTGCCAACAGGATGCACACTGCCATCGAGTGGCATCCCCCGACAATATTTGTATATATCGTCCTCCCGCTCATGCGAAGAAGATCGTAAATCTTGAAGCCCTCCTCAACAGAGCCCCCGTCACAGTCAATGTTGATGCACACCTCCTGTTCGTCGGGGTGTTCATCAAGTACCCGGCGGAAGGTCTCCACGGAGCAGATCTCTGAGGTCCCACCCCAAAGCTCCATCATGGCCCGATTCTCTTCGGAGTCAATTGCGCCTTTTAAGTTGATGAATATCATGTGCCAAATTATTTCGATACAAATATAATTATTCCTAATAGATATTGAAATACTATTTGTGCTGGGTTATTTAAAAATTAGCCCGGTCTTGAATCTGCACGTAGTTAGCATCTTCCCTCCGAATATCTTCGATTGTAGCAATCACTCTCACCTGGCCAAATGCTTTTTGAATTGCCCTCTCCATGTCAAGCCGATTCATAGGTTCCGACGCCTCAGCGAATGATCGGATAGCATATCCCCCGTCCGATCCAACTTTAGTGAACGGTACTCCGCCACCGAGCTCGTTTATGGCTGACAGGAGAGGGAGGAACAGTCGACTCGACTTCTTATTAATGATGGTCTCGCCTCCTTCCGCCTCAATGTGCACTCCTCCAGCGGCATGACTGGGTCCCTCAATGTATTTACCTCTTGCGGCTTTCGGCAGAGGAGCTGCCCAAAGAGCTGCCATCTGAACTGCTCCCAAAGCCGCAGCTGCTGCAATGAACGGGATAGCCAAAGGGAATCCCATTTTAGCAGATGCCATGATGGAGATGGCAGTATTGATGCCAATCTCGAAGGATCCCATTGCCCTCTCCCGGATAGCTTGTTCCCGTTCGATTTTGGCCAACTCCTTCTCCTTCTGTTTCTCCATCTTGATTTTCTTCTCGTTGTACTGGGCCTCTGTGATTTGGCCATTAGCGTACATGTTTGCCAATGCCTGCTCCTCCCGGCTGTATTGTTCTTCTACCTCCTGAACCCGGCGCTCCCCGAGAGCACTGGCCAAGTCATTGAAAGCATTAGCAAAGCCGGATGCTATTTCAGCATACTCCCTGAGCTTCTCGATTCGCTCCTCCCATAAAGCCTCTTCATTCTCGGCCATCTCAAGTTGGATCTGAGCAATGGCGTCCTCGTTTCCTTGAGCTGCTGCCAACTCTGCCTCCAGATACCTTTTCCGGATCTCATACTTGGACTTGTGATTTAACTCGGCTTGAGCGAGCTCCTTGTCGAGGTCCATTTGCTGGAGACGAAGATTGTTGGCTCGGAGCTGGGCCTCCTGCTCATAGGTTTTCTCCCCGGCAGCTTTCCTGGCTTCGATTTGCTTCTGGAGCATCTCATTCTCGAGCTCCAGCTTCTTCCTTTCGTTGTCCGCTGCCTTCGAGAGGTCCTCGGCATACTGTTCGTTTAGAGTTTGGTTGAACCGGTCAAGTTGCTGTTTGGTAGCGTCCTCGCGGATCTTTTTGATTTCGTCCTGGAGGTTTTGTTGGATCTGTTTCTCGAGTTCGGCTCTGTTGACCAGGAACTGCTCATAAGCGGCATACTCTTTCTGGTATTCCTCCTCGCTCATACCTCTCACGAACTGGGGAGGCTGAATGTTGGCCAGCTCCTTCATGGCGTCCTGGTACTTCTGAGTAACCTGAGCAATCTGCATATCGACTGTGCCTCCGGAAGCTACAGCCAATATGTTTGCTCTCACCCCCGCAAGGTAGTCATTGAGCTGTTTGGCTTGGTTCTCGTAGAACTGCTTGTCAGACCGAGCCATGGCATTCAGAGCCGTCTGATACTCCTTATTAGTAATTTTGCCGTGAGCTTTCTGGAGAGCCAGACGTTCCCGGGCTCCATCCTGAGCTGCCTTGTAGAGCTTTTTCTCATACTCCATCCGGATGGCGATGCTCGTAGACTGGAATGTTGTTTGGAACCTGAGATCGTCTTCCCGGATCTTCTGCATGGCTTCCGAGTTCTTCAAAGCAACCTCCAGAGCCTTATCGGCAATGGCCTGCTGAGCCTCCCGGTTGGCTATTGCAGTCTCGAGAGCCAAGTTGGCAACTGCGGCTCCTTCATTCTCGATTGTCCGGAACAGTTCTTGGTATCGACCTTTCAAGTCATCGAGTTCTTTTTTGGCTTCCTTGTATTTGTCCAAGCTTCCGGACCACGTGTTGAGCTCCTCCTCCTTGGCTGCAATCACCTTCTTCAAGGAGTCGAACTCATCCATTGCAGCCATCTGTCTTTGACGAGCTGCATTCATTTCAATCTCGCGGAGCTTGTTGGCGGTTTTAAGCTGAGCTTCGGCGATCTGTTCCGACGTGGCATGATTGGCTTTGAGATTTTCTATTTCTCTCTTGCCCCGGATCTCCTCGGCTTTGGACAGAGTGTTCCGCTTGGTCTCGATCTGATCCAGTACATACGTGGAGGCTTCGGCAGCTCGATTGTATGCTTCCATTGCCCGGGTTGCTCTCTCTTGAGCTTCCGTGTTACTGTTAAATGCGTTCGTAAGAGCAACCACTCCAGCCACCAATCCGCCCACTGCCGCTGCCACCAATACAACGGGATTGGCAGCCAAAGCCGCGTTCCAAAGCCATGTGGCAGCTGCTGCTGCTTTGGTGAGGATGTTGCCAGCTCCTTGTACGGCATTTTTAGCAGCTATCGCTTTCGTCTCGGCGAGAGTCTGGTTGATGCCAACCAGCTGAACCAAATTAGATGCAGCTCGATAAGTTGCTTCGGTCTTGGAGAGAGCTGCTTGGAGAGAAGACAAAGAGGAGAGAGCCGTGATGATGGTTATCATCTTCGTCATGGTAGCATTGAGCTCCTCGTTCTCGCTCCCCAGTACCTGAGTGGCTGTGGTCCAAAGGCCCCATACGGAAGTCAAAGCTGACGTGGCGCTGGTAACTGCCTGTATGGTTTCAGTTCCTTTACCAACGTTGGATATAGCTGTATTGACCAGGTCCTCAGCTCCTTTCAGTTCACCGGCTCGTTTAATCATCTCCTTGAACGTCTCAGAACTCGTATCCCCGGACTGAGCCATCTGGATGAGTGTCTGGGTAAGGTCGGAGAGTTCCTGCTTTAGGTTCTCCGTTGCCTTCTCGTAGTTACCAACTGACCGGCGATAGTCCCCGAGTGCCTCCTCCTGAGCTTTGAGCTCCTCGGTGGTTTCTGCAATGCGCTTGCCGAGCTCGGCTTTACGAGCCGCGTCCTGCATTGAGTTGCCCAGCTCTGCAAACTCGGCATTGTCCAAAGCCAGCTGGGTTCTAAGTTTTGCTAAACTTGCCTCCTGTTGGTTCTGGAGCTTAATGTTGTTCTGGATTTGCTTCTGGTACTTGTTCGCCTCGCTGTTGATTGCCTTGATCTGGTTGTCAAGCGCATAGTATTCTTGAGCATTCTCCTCAGTTACTTTGCCGAGAGCCTTCTGCTGATCTCTCAACTCCTGGGACCGGAGTTTCAATTCGGCTAACGTCTTGAGGGCATCCTCAGCTGTTACACGGACGTTGTAAATTGTATTTTTCTGTTCTTCGGCCATATCACATTCGTATTAGGTCCACTTTGGCTATCTTTCCAGCTTGGAAGTTGTTTATTTTCGAAACGTAGAACCAGAACCCATGCTCTTCCAGCCATATCGGGTTGAACAGGTCCAGACTTTGGATGTCAAGCGAGTCCAGAAGAATCTGGGTCTGTAGTATCTTCGGTCTTTTGAGGATATTGTTGATGAGCTTGTCGTAGTACTTAGGAACGTAGTAATTCAAATTTTTGAAATACGCCGTGTATAGTCGGACTCGGGTAAGGCTATAGCCGACGCTTACCTGTGGCCACATATAGTCAGACTTATTTATGTGGACGACCATCGGCTTACTGAGAGCATTGTACTCCCAAGTCGTCTCGGTCATTTCCCCGTTCTCCATCCGACCTCTATTGATGGTCCAGATAGGGTAGTTAGCAAGTGTATGAATCTTATTTGTAGTGTCCGCATCATAGAGGTCTTGGTTGAACCCTGCCAAGAACCCAATTTGGAACAGGAGTTTGGTGGGCTGGAGGTTGACGTCCGGGATGCTGAACTTGTAAGAGTCAGTAACGTTGTTGTCCTTGTTATCCTCTAACTTTACCTCGTTGGACTGGGCATAGCTGGACAATTGGAACGTAAGTTTGGTGTCCTTTCCTTTTATCAGCTTGTCAGACCAATTCTTCCCGGACGAACTTCGTCTGTTGTAGAACTCCCGAATAGAGTATGCTCTTGCTACCTTTGTGGCGGGATTAACGTCGATGGTTAGACCAAACAGCTGGACAAATGCTTTGACTATGTCCCCCAAGCTTTTGAATCCAGTAGAGGCCAGGAGGTCATAGGTTAGTCCGGGTTGGGGCTTATCCCCTGGTGAAGTTTCAGGCACAGGAGGAGCAGTAATGCTGACCGGAAATCTCATGTCAAACTGACTGGTAGGGCGACGGATTACGGCGAGAGTTCCAGCCACCAGTATGTGCTCCCCTGCCTCCATCGGGATGTCAACCGAAACGCTGCCAGAAGACCCCGATGTCCAGGACCTGTTCAACACTACAGCACTGGTTCCGTCGTTCTTGTAGTGGGTAACTTTGACTGCCACCACACCATTTTGGATGACAGAAATATTGGACCATGAGAAACTAAACGTGATGGTCGTGTCCCATAGAGTCATCCAGCTGAATGTTCCGGATTCGGGGCCAATAATCAAACGTCCGGCGACCGGGTCACTGAGAGTTACCCCGGGATAGCCTTCCCATATCACACCGACCGTGGTGCCAACCGCGGGATCCTTGACCCAGCCAGTTCCGGATGCTTTCGGGGCCTTGGGGTTGTCTGCCAAAACGGGGTAAGTGCAAGGCAAAAACATTTCGGCTCGGTCGACGGGGTCCACGTCGGTCTCGAGACTGTAGCCTGCTCGATCGAAGATCCATGTCACCAAGTCATACCAGTTGAGGTGGGGGTAGAACTTGTCCAACTCCCTGACTTGCCTGATTGCCTCCATGGAGACTGGGGGGATGTTCGGGTTCTTTTGTAGAGTTGCATACAGCCAAAAGTACAGGACTTTAACCTCTTCGGGGCCGGAGAGGTATCGCTCAGTCTGTCCCATTGTGTCCGTGTACCACTTGAGGAGGAACATACCATCCCCCGGGTCCTTCGCGTCAGTGTTGTTCAATGTATCGAACAAGTCAGCGGTTGCCCCGAGGATCTGGACCCCGATCGATGTATCTGATACGTCTATGATGTTCAATACTGCTCCAGCCGGGGATATGAGTGCTCCCCCATAGAATAGTTGGCAAGGAAACTTCATGTATGGCACATACGAACCTGAGCCAACTACAAAACTGAATTGGAATGCTTGCTCGTTATGGGTCGTCCTGGGCAGACTGATCCGCTGGGAGTACGAGGCATTCCTGTCTTTCAGCTCCGCCAGATTGTTGATCTGGTAATTCATCGCAGGAGCATCCAGCGGGAGGTCCAGTGACCAGACCTCGCCGTCAATGCCTTTCATGAGTAGTTCGTAGTTCATATTACCACTGAGTTTGTTCGTCAATAAGCTGGAACTCGTAGCTAACAGTGTTCCGGGGAGTCTTGGTGTCCCAAGTTAAGTCCGTGTCATTTACTAGGACTCGTTGCCATGCCCCGACTGGGTAGTTGTACCTTTGAACAAGGGGGGAGAGAGCAATTCCTTTGAGCAAGTTGAAGTCGTTCTCATCAAGCTGTTCTGCTCCTGCTTGGACTATGTTCTTAAATCCCGGAGCTAGCTCGCCTCTCGTCTGTGAGGCATAGGGGTCTCTGGAATTCGCTAATACGTATTGGTCTCCCCGGTCAACCTCCTGCGTATACTTCTTGTGTTGCTCGAACATATACGTTTCCCATCCGCCTTTCTGGTTTATCCAGCGAATGTAGAATGGGTTGCAAGGTACCTCTGTGTCGACGAATATGATGTTCCATGCTTGAAAAGGGTATGCTCCTCCAGAAGGTCTGAGTTTTACGTAGTCGGCTCGATCGCTAGACTCATCCTCAAATTCGCACACAAGGGGGATGTTGAGTCGGTTAGAAATATAAAATTGATCTTCGTCACTATCCTCAAGTTTAACCCGAACGTCGACCGGTATAGCGGTATATTGTGACCCCCAAAACCCTTTCGGGAATAGGGTGACGTAGTACGGATACCCGTAGTATTTTTTTACATACAGATTCCTGTCGTTGTCAGGAGCCCGGTCAGTCAGTACGAGTCCTAAGTATGCCTCGGAGAAATTAGCGTTGTAGCCTCGAGCCCTAACTCCCCGGGAGGCATATCGAACATTGAAGTTTTGTTCGCCGATGCCTCTGTAAGCATATGCCGATATGAGACTGTAGTCAATGGCAAAGCAGATGTATGGGTTTGTGTACGGAAATGTTCTTGATCTGTCGTCCCGGAATCCGGCTTTTGCCAAGAAACTGAGGTCGTATTTCTTCGTCGTCCCGAATCCCGAGTCTCTGTAGATGTCGATGCTTTCGGTTAGTGAGTTCGCTGCTTTAACTGGACTGGGGCTATAGTCGATGAAATTCTTCCCGTAGGTCAAAGACATGTTGTCCAGTGTTACCGTCACCCCCGCTGTGTCTCCTTTCTTCCCGGCGTATACGATTAATACCGTGTTAGGGTATCTCACATTTTCAGTATTAGGGATTTGGACAAGCCATGTCATAGAAGATCCAATAGCTATGTCGGTCGTAGCAACCTCGACCACCCCATGGCCTTCTGCGTTACCTTGGTATAGTGCTACCGTCAGGGAAGTTGCTATGTTCGATCTGCCAAAGCCAACCCGAAAAGCATACCATTCCCCGGGTACCATCCTACGGGGTATTACGAACTCTCTGAACTTGTTTTGATCCGAGCCGCCACCAATCCTCACGGATTGCTCATTGTCTATAATGTTCAACGAGATCATATTGTCCTCGTCGAAGTTTTGGGTCTCGACCTCAAGCCCGGATGTTAAGTTGTCGGTCTCAACTGGTATTTGCGAATATGCTGAGTATAAAGAATCCTCAGCCGGTTGATTGGTAATTGCCATATCGCGTTATATTATATATCCGTGGTCCATATTGTTGTCAGGAGTGAATGCCTCTTCAATGAGGACCTCCATTGTCTTGTCCAAATGCTGAGCCAGATACTCCTCGAAGTTATCAGCGGGAGTGTCAACCAAGTCAACGTAAATGTGATTGCGGTAAAGCTCTGAGCCTTCTCGTTTTATCTTCCATGCAGTGGCATTTCCGAATCGGACCAGGTCCTTGGGGTCCGAGAAGGTGATGCCTTTGAGCTTTGCCCACTCCATGATGATCTGTCCCAAATTGGCGGGGATCTTTCCAGGACCTCGTCCCCGGATGAGAGTGTAGAAGTAGTTCGGAGCTTCGATTGTCCCCCAAACTGTTTCGCCTTCCCGTCCCGTCTGGACTGTTATCTGAGCATAGGTTCTGCCGGAGGCTTCCTGCCCGGCGTCCTGTGATGCCCGGATGATCTCGTCCCTCATCTGGGTGAGACCCTCAGCCAATATCTGTTCCAGTCCTACCGCCATTTGTTTCTGGGTTTGCGAGCATTGGCTTTCTGCTGAGCCTTACGCTCCAGTTCCTTGTTCAGTCGCTCCCGGAAGAGGTGACTCTGCAAGTTGGTGAAAAGGAGGTTGTATACCTTTCCGTATTTCCACTCCAGGATCTCGTCCGGGTCCTTCGAGTAGTCCTTGGCCAGTGCAGTGATGGTGGCCATCTCGCCAACCACCATAGAGAATTGGGCAATGCCGGCTGCCTTTTCCTCGGCACTGGGCTCGTACTTGAGCTCAGTCTGTTCTCGCTCGATCCAGTACTTAATCCCCAGAAGAACCTCGTACCAATACTCGACAATTTCTGAGATGTTCCTCAGGCTCCATTTGACGCCAAGACATTGCATGCCTTCTTTCATCTTGTCTATGTCGGTCATCTCCTTGTCAGTGATAATCCGGCCAAGCTCTATGCGTTGGCCGAACGTCATCTGACCGCCTTGTATGTCGATTCGCTGTATCATTTTATGTAGCAGTGTTTGAGACTCCAGTAGGGCTCAGGAATGTCCTCGACTTCTACTTTGCTAACGATGAACCTGAAACCCGGACCCATGTCAGGATACGTCACACTCGACTTCTTCCATCCGTCCTCTTTGGTCCATGCGTAGTCTACAACAACGTCCCCGGTTTCATCCAAACTGAGCTGGGCAACAAAATTGTCTGTTTGCGAGATGGTGAATACCAGTAGCGGGAGACCCATCTCATGAAACAGGGATTGGTTCCATGCCGGGGGATAGACCGGCACGGGCAAGTCCTGTCGGTCGAAGAATATAGTGTGCCCCGATAAGTCAAATCCGGGCTTTACCACTTCAAGGAGGGGACGCCAGATTTTGTCCTTGTAGGCATCCAAGCACCAGTCCTGTTTGAAAGTGAACTCCAGTCCGACACTTACTTCGTTGGCGTCGAACCTGGGGGACGGGCATAGTACCCGAACGGTGCTCATGATTTCCGGGAATTGCTTGACCAGCTGAGAGGTCTTGAGCAAGTAGAGGAAAGGCCTGACCATCTGCTCCTCGATTTGGCTCTTCAACTCCAGTCGTCCGACAGTGGGTGAATTCTTGCTGAACTTCGTATCGCCTTTGTAGGCATCATTGGCCATCGGCTCAAACTTGCAGAAGTAGACCTGCATGATGGTACGCTGAGTTGGGTAGCCCCGGTACGGGGTATCGTAGTAGCCAGTGGTAGGTTCCTCAACATAGACGAAGTCGGACGATACCCGATTGCCGTCCGAGTCTGTAACAAACCTCTCCATCGTGTCCACTTTGACGTTCAGCATTCGAGCCTGGTCACACTCAAAGACGGCCAGAGGATTGACCATCTTGACCATGTCGCGGATGAGGGTTATGATGTCCAGTATCATCGTTTTGTGGGGATTATTATTTTGGCGGACTTCATGCCAGTCGCCTTCGGCTTGATCTCGAATATCATTCGCATGATGAGCATGTCCAGGAAGTCCGGTGACCTTCCGAGGAGCTGCTTCATGGTGTCCTTGGAGATGAGCTCTCGCTTCTGCTCAGCGGAGTTCGTGTTCTTGGACTTGAGGACAGTCATCTCCTGCTTGATCTTCTCCTGAACTTCGGGAGAGCAGATGATGTGGATCTGGCGCTTGTTGATGAACTCCGCCAACTTAAATGCGCACTCCGACTTGATGTTGTTGTACGTCTTGGAGTCAATGGCTGACTGTCCTCCGTGAAACTCCCGGATGCCTTTCAGGTAGCTCTCCAAGTAGAACCCAAGTCCGTCAGCGTCAGAGACGATGCTGGACCGGGGGACTTTCAGACCGGTGGCCAATTTGGCGATCTTCTCCTCCATCTCCTTGCCTTCCGAGAAGCCTTTGGCAATGGGGATCCGACAGACCATGCCGTCCCAGGTTCCAACCACCCAACTGTCTCGACCTTTCCCGGCAAGGTCAGTGCTAATGAACCGATTGCCCGTCGGGAGTACGAACTCATTGCTGAACATGTCGCACACTGCATCATAGTCGACCAGCCAATTCGGGTCATCGTCATACTCCCAGTTGCCAAAGACCAGTCGCTCAATCTGCGACTGTGTCAGGTTCCGGAGAAGCCCCTCAATGTACGTGTCTGGGAGAGTCTTGTTGTCCTGGGGCAGAGCTTTGACGAACCGACGCCAAGGAGGCAGCTTGTTCTCCTTCCATGGCTTGTAGTAGTCCGTGTAGAGGAAATTGTTGGACGGGTTGCAGGTGATGAGGAGTTTGGGAGCCAGCTTGTAGACGTCATTCTTCCATCGACCGATAGAAGCCTGGAGGTTGGTCTTCGCCTCGCGGATAAACTCGCCACCCTCCTCAATCCATCCCCGAGTCATCTGCATGGAGCCGAACCTCTCGTACATGGGGTCACTGGGGTTATACTTGGCGTCGATCAGGTAGATGCGGCTTTTGTTGTACAACTCGAAGAAGTTGTATTGGCCATTAAAGTGGTAGTAGTTCTCCGTGATGCCCCAGTGGGCAAATACCTCGTAGATGGAGGGAATAGTGTACCGGACCAGGTCGGCAGCCGTCTTACGCGCAATAAAATAAAATGTCTCCGGGTAGGTGAGGGCATCGCCGGCTATCAAGGAACACCCGAGGTAGGATTTGCCAGCACCTTTCGTGCCAGCATACAGAATGTCAGTGACTGAGTCATCAAGCCATAACCGAGCCACTTCCTTCTGCTTCTCGTTGCCTTTGGTGTCAAATTGAAGCCGGCGTCCCATTTTATTTTACCTCCATTCCTGTTATCTGTTCGAGAGTAATGCCTCCCGTCAGGTTGACATTGGTCTTGCGTCCTTGAAGTACCTGGATAAGGCTGGCAGCGTACTTACCAACCAGTGCTCCCTCAATCTGCTGGGAATTGATGGCGTCCTCGATGGTGCCACCAATTGCAGCTGCTACCGGGTCTCCCGTGAGCTCCTCGTACTCAACAGGATTGATGCCAGCAAACAGCCTAAATGATTCGATGGTCATCGGGCGGGAAATGTAGACGCTGCAGTCTTCGCCATTCTTATTCTTGTGAGACTGGGAGAAATAGTTATCCTGCATGAATTTGCAGTACTCGATGAATGCAAAATAAAGCTCCTCCGCATCGGTGGGCTTTACAAATTCCCCGGCGTCTCGCCTTTTCTGTCCCTCCTCCATATAGGCGAGCGGACTCATTTTATATGTGCTTCGTGCCATGCCTCAAATATAATCAAACCTTATACAAATTAAAAATTTATTTCTGCACAACAATCCCCGGAGCGTTTGGCCCCGGGGATCTTTAATTTATTCGCTTACGCGAATGAGGGTCACACCGAACCACAGGAACTTGACCGAAATGCCGTTCGGCCAAATCATACCTTCGTGGACCGTGGCGATGGAGAGGGTCCAATTACAGTACTTGGTATTAATCTCCGAGTATAAAGCCCAGTTCTTCCCGAGCTGCTTAAAGTGTTTTGCTTTCATTCTTGAAAATTTTTAGTTTCGTATGCGCGAGTGCCGTCCAGTATTTGTGGGTCGAGAGAAGGCCCAATTTGGCACCAGTTCTACTGACTCTGTCAGTTCTACTGACTCTGTCAGTTCTACTGACTCTGTCAGTTCTACTGACTCTACCAGTTCTGCTGACTCTACCAGTTCTGCTGACTCTACTCGCCTAAGACTTCTTTTTTGAACTTTTGGATCCGTCTCTCCGTTCTCTCCATCTGCTTGATGGATCGGCTCAATATCCGTTTGGGACTATTCCACCATTGGCGGATCCCGCCGAAAATCGCGAACAGGCCGATGATGGCCAACAGGTAAATTGCAATCATTTTCTACGCCTCCTTTCTAATTTGTTTTGTAGTTTGCGGACCTCAACCCAGTCCTCGTGCCGCATCCATTCCGGACGGGATAACAGAGTCAGCTGACCCCGTGCTATTTGCATGGTTGTCTTTTTCAATTTGCGGGCGTAGTCCAGGACCTCCCGCTCCTCTTTTGAATAGATCCCCAGCCATCGCCGGAACACTCCAAGTTTCCCAGTTGGGGGTAGCCCCAATTTCTCAGTTTTTTCCATAATAAACAATATTTGACCAGTAGTAAACAATAAAATTTCTTATTGTTTCTCACCTAAGTGATTGATATTCAATTGATTAGGTCCCCAATTCTTCTCCCGAGAAACAATGTAAACAATGTTTCTGTGCACTCTATTTTGTGATTTTTCATTTCCTAAATTGGTCATAATTTTCCTCATATTCCCTATTCAGGTTTTCCTCCTAAATTATTGTTTACATTGTTTACAAGGGCCTAAGTCATTGATATTCAATCGATTATCGAGAAACAATGATTGTTTATTATTGTTTCTCATTGTTTACTGCTGTTTTAATTTAAGTGATTGATTATCAAGGGTTTGTGATTCTTTCCATTGGAACAATAAACAATAAACAATAGGGGTCCCCCGGATTTTAGGGGAGGGGCTGTCGAGATTTTTGCCAATAAACAATGGAACAATGGTTTTATCAACTTTTGGGGCCGGGAGTCCCCCTGATTTGTAAACAATGAAACAATGGTTTGACCAACTTTTTGGGCCGGGGCCATGGGGAAATTGTAAACAAAGAAACAATAAAACCATCAACTTTTGGGGCCAGGGGTCCTATTCCCCCGTGGACCCAAAGCCCCCCACTCCTCTCTCAGTCGATTGCGGGAAAAGCTCGGCCTCCGACTCGAGAACTTCTACCCCAACATAGACAATAGGCATCACCAAACCTTGAACCAGCTTCATCCCCGGCTTGAGGATGACGATCTCCTTGCCGACATTCATGACGTGCAGATGGATTTCTCCTTGGTAGTCTTCGTCAACCACGCAGGCTCCGACCTGGAGCTGGTGCTTGGTGGCAATACCGCTCTTGTTGAACATGATAAGGGCACACCCCCGGGGGATTTGAGCTTTGATCCCGGACGGAATGTTGATGCTTTCGCCCGGCCAGATCTGTTTGGCTTCAAAGTCTTCCGGGATGTAGAAGTCCAGCCCGGCGGACAGACCCGTTCCTCTGGTCGGGGTCTTGACATTTCTTACTTTTACGATTTTCATTTTTTAAAATATTTTTCGAGACGAGCTCGGTGTGTTGTGCCTGATGAGAGTGATGCTCCTTCTATGAAATTATACCGAGTGTGAAGAGGCAGCTCCTGGAATGCCTTCTTGAACGGTTGACCATCCGATTCGAATATCTTGCCCGCAGGATTGCCTGGGGTAACGTCTTTCATTTTTCGGGACTTGATCCACCACAAAGCCTCTTCCCGATTTATGGAACGTATGGAAGGTCTAACAGACCCCTTACGGAGCGTCATTTTGAACCACTGAGCCTCCGTGTTGGAGTCATCTTCTTTAAACCATACCCTGTAATATCCAATAGCTATTGCCATAAGTTGTAGAATATTTCGTGACACTTCTTGCGGTATGCCATCGGATCCTGCCGTATACTTTGGCACTTGAGAGGCTCTTTGGGTCGGTCGAGAATCTCCTGAGGCAGTACGTCGCTGAAAGCATCTTTGAGAATGCGCTTGTGAGTTCGATCCTCCCGTGGCAAGCGGAGAGCGAATCTGACAACGTCATGCCCCAGGAATGGTGACCGGAGTTCAACTGTGCTCCGCATGGAAGCCCGGTCAAGCCGAGGCATGTGGTAGAACGGAAGCTCTTGGAACACGTCTGAGAGCTGGGAGTCATAGTCATCAACTCGGCGATAGCCTCCGAAGAGTTCGTCAGCTCCATCCCCGGTCAGGATGACCTTCTCCTTGACCTTCTCCATGAGTCGGAACTGGGGGATCATGGAGCCCAAGTCGATGGGGGTTTCGTTGTAGCGGAGACACCTCTCCAGGCAATCATCATCGGGGATAGGGCCAAGAGAGGTGATAGAAACCCCTAAAAATTCGGACAATAGCATGCCAAATTTCGATTCATTATTCTCCACCATATAGAGATTAACCCCCAGGCCCATTCGATGAAGAATAGAGGCAACTATGGATGAATCCAGTCCCCCAGAAACCAAAGCTCCGACCGGGACTTTAGAGTACATTGCCCGGCATTTTACGGACTTCTCGACCAAGCCCCGGAGGACTTCGGCGAACTCGGATTTGGCTAAATGACTCCGTTCCCTGATCCCCCATCTGTAGTAGTCCCTCCGGATAATGGTGGGCTTCACCTTCATGTCATCGAAGGAATAGACAGTATTCGGCATAATACGCTTGACGTTGTTCCATGGAGTTCTGTCATCCCAGTTGTACCCCCATTTGAACACTTCCGACTGATAGTACCGGTCGAAGTCTTTGAAGTCCGACACCAACGGGGTTATCTCCGAGCAGATTTCCCCGAATTGGTTGTAGTAGAGTTGCTTCTTTCCGAGAGGGTCGGTGAAAGCAATAATTTGACCCTTCCGGTACCAGCATATTGCCCACATGCCATCCCAGTTGTTAGCTTCATAGATGATGTCTTCGAGACACGAGGATCCAAACAGGTCGCGGAGGTACTCGACGTCGCTGTTATACTTCTGAGGGTAGTTGTAGATCTCCCCGACGTAAAGGAGCCATCCGTTGTCTCCTGCCAGTTTTATGGGCTGAGCCAGGTCATCCCCTGGCTCAGTCTGAATGGGCAAACGGACATGACCGAGAAACCATCCCCCCTGAGCAATCTGAACAGTTTCAGTCCCCCGATGTTGTATCTTGTAGACAGTGTTGATCCTTCTTGATATACCTATTCCACACATATCACTTGAGTTTGTTTTTGAGAGCGTCTATGAGACAGACGATCCCTATTCCGATTATTACTGCTATTGCCAGCCCAATGATGATGGGCTCCTCATTTCCTCCTGCCATGTCTTTTGCGCTTTATGTCCTTTCGGACTTCATCGACCGCAACCAAGAATGTTATATAGAATACAGCTGCTCCAGCCAAAGAGGTCAAAGCTACCCCGATCAATACTTTAACTTCTACGGGCATCTTTCTTCGAATCTTTGAGGATTTGTTGTGCCTTCTTCTCGATCCAGTTGGTGTAGCACCTGCTCTCCATGTGGAGCCCGGTCAGGAGCTTCGAGCATCCAGGACAGAACATGCAATCGTCATATTGCTGATGAGCTTTAGCTCTTGCTTCATCGATAGTCATAATTTAGTAGATTACCCATTTGGAAAGATCTTCGTTGTATGCATGGAGGGACCCAGCGAAGTAATGCAGAGATCCCTTCTTGAGAGAGGGATAAGTGGCTGCGAGGATGTTGAACACGTAGTCCATCATGGCCTCCGTCAACCAGATGTCAATTGCGAAGTGCTTGAAGAAGTCATTGCTCCGAATGTAATATATCACGTGGAGCCGATTGTTCCGGATGAGGAACTGGTAGCTGACGGAGCAAGGTACTCGGGTAAGAGCCCCGGCTGTTGCCCGGGTGTCCTCCGGCTCGAAGATCATGACCATTGCTCGTCTGGAGTGCGGGTCGTCCCGGAGAGTCATGATGACATTGTCCAACTGGTGGATCTCTGGTCCCTTGTGGAAGATGTGCAGACGCTCCGAGTAGGTGTAGTCGAAGCGACCCTCCTGACGAGTCTTGCTCACCAACTTCTGCCACAAGTCCCGTCGGATTTCCCAGCTTTTACCGGGGTTGACTCCATTTCGGTCAAGCCGGTCAGAGAGCTCTGCTCGGCAATACTTCTCGATGAGCTCGGCCTCGTCTTTGAACATGAAGTCGAGCATCTCACGTTTGCCGAGATACGGCTTTGAGATGACGAAGCTCACCCCGATGAGTTCCTTGGTGAGCCGGTCGTCCCCGCTGAGTTCCTGGTTTTGGTAATGGTTGACCGGGACCGTGATGCCGGAAACCTTGAGCTCCCGATCCATCTCCCGGATCATTTCGAAGCAGTCTTTAAATATTCTACCCATATCAGTATTTGGATTTAATGCGAAACAGATTTACTTGATACTTCAACGACCAGAGCTCTTTGACTCGAGTCTCTGAGAGATCCAAATGCTCGAACATTATGACGAAGTAAGTCCATATCCGCTTGAGCCGGTCCTCGAAAACTACCAAGTCAACCATGTACTGAGATTGTCTCCACTCTCTGTTCTTGAGACAGTTTGCTGTCATGCCGATGTTTCCGATTAAGGTAAGCAGATCTCCCGCAAAATCTTCGTCTTCCAGAACCTGTGCCCATTTAGGCAGCGCCCAGTCGAAAGTGGGAGTCATGCCATAAAGCTGGTAAAGCTCCAACATGAAGTTGAATGCGTCAATCAGCTCCTCTTCAAAGTGCTCGCTATCGAGTTCCTCCTCGATAGCCTCCTTTGCCTCAGCGAGTTCCTCGACAATCTGCCAACAGAGTTTTTTGAAAAGCTCCTGATCCTCCAAAGTGTTAATGTCAAAGTTCGCGATGCGCTCCTTGAAATATGGTCTGTACATGAGCTGGAGCTCCCCCTGGAGGGCATAAATCTCCTCCCAGCTCTTAATGAATGGCTTAAAGTCTTGTGTATTCATGGCTTGATGTTTGAGAATGGATTGTACTGTTCCGGATCTTCTTTTTGAGAGTAATATACAGCTATTCTGCGTCCCTCTTCGGTGAGAACATGTTTGATCTCATGCACCTCGATGGGACTGATCCGGATGAAGTCCACAGCCTCCGAAATGGTTGAGAAGTACGTAGGTACTACTCCCGGAGCTTTTAACGGCTTGGGTTCCTCGAGTTCGTTGTTGATGGCCCCGATTGTGGCTACCATGTCAAGGAGGTTGTCCTCCTTGTGTGCATTGGATTCACGTGCCATTTTCACTGCCACTTGGACCCAAGACACGTCAAGAGCGGTCAGAGGCTTACCGGTAATGACCGAGGCGATCTCTGCGGCCTTCTGGTTGCATTCCATGAATGGTCCGTATTGTCTCTCCTTCTCCTCCGACCGCTCATTGATGATTTGGTCAGCGTGTTTAAGTATGTTACTCATGATTTTTAGTATATAGGTTAGACCCCGGGGAGGGACTCGAACCCTCCTGTACCACTCCGGGGTGCCAAGTGGAGTGACGGCTCCACTTGGCGAGGAGTTCTGACTTACTCCTCAGCCGGTGCGTTCTCCGGCTCGTTCTGTTCTGCTTCGGGAGCTGCTTCGGGAGCTGCCTCGTCAGTCTTCTTCCGGCCGCGCTTCGGCTTCTCGGTCTCTTCAGGAACCGGAGCCATCTCGCCGAGCTCCAGGTCCTTCGAGTCGATGCCCTTGCCCCAGACGTGACCGTCGTTGGTCTTGATGCGGTACTGGATGAAGTTGTTGCGGGGGTCGAGACGAACTCCGATGATGATGCCGTCGGTCTGCTCCTTGGTCTTCGTGCAGATGAACTTGCAGAAGCGACCAATGTTGGTTTTGGCATTCTCGAGGTTAGCCTTTGCCTCCTCGGCCGATACCTCCTTTTTCAGCGGGCGGGGCTCCTTGGGCTCCTTCGGAGTCTTTGCCTTGCGAGTCTTCTTCGGCTTCTCCTCGGCGACCTCGTCGTTCTCCTTGATGCCGTTCTCGGCTTTGTACTCTTCGGTCTCAGTGGCATTGTAGACAGCGCCCTCCTCTGCCGGATGTTCCTGGGATGCTCCTCTCGATGCGAGGATGGATTCGATGGCGTCAAGCTCGTCACCTGTCTTGACCTTGGCCAACTTTTGAAGAACTTTCGAGCTGTAGCTCTTGTACTTTTCGATAAACTTTTCCATAGTGTTTAGTTGTTAAGTGTAGTGTAAAAGTAAGAAAAAATGTCCAATTAAAAAAATTTTTCACCAGAAAAATTGAAATTATTTCAATCCAATTCGACTGTGATTATGTCCAATATGTTGGAGGTCCTCATGCTATTGACTCCCAGTAGAGCCCTTCGGATCCCCAAGTCCCTCATTGCTCGCTTTGCTTGAGCAATGGCTCTGGCTTTGATTCTTCCGTCGGGGATAGCTGCTTCGTAGCTGTTGTAATCCTCGTCCATTAATTCGTAGTAATATCGTTTCATTGTCCTTTTGTTTGTACTACAAGTATATGAAAAATATTTTTATTCCTACGATAAAACGGGGAAAAGTAGAGGCTAAGCCTCTACTTCTTCACCTTTGTAATTTACGAATTTAGCATCCTGATGGCCGAAGAATCGGAGGGACCCGGGGTCTTTGGTTATCGTGTCCAATATCTGGGCGAGCTCCTGGTCGGAGTAGTCTTTGCGAGAGCCGACTACGTCTACTGTCCAGTAGCTCGACTGTCTAACTGAGGTGTAGCCCTTCTTCCCGACAGTTACTATTAAAGCGTTAGGACGGTCGGATAACTTGTTCTCTTTGCTTCGGAGTATGATCGAGACCTTTTTGTTGTTGGGACAAGCGGCTTTTGCCAGACTTTCGATTCGATGTTTGTTTTCGTAGTTCATAATGTTATTGTTTGTATCACAAATATAATATTTCTGCTACAAATACTACGATGTTTTGCGATATTTTCTCATATATTTTTCGACCCTCGCTTTTACAGCTTCCATGAGAGCATCCTGTCCCCGGGTCTTCGCTTTCTGGGCTCTTATGACGTCCTGGTCCACTGTCTTCGAGCATACCAGTTTATTGACTATAACAACCTCCTTCTGTCCTTGTCGGTCAAGTCGAGCATTGAACTGCTGCTCCAGCTCAAGAGAATAGGTCTGCCCAAACCAGATGATGCGGTGTCCTCCGGCTTGGAGGTTGAGCCCGTGACCCCCGGAAGCCGGGTGCATCAAAAGAACCTGAATTCTGCCAGCATTCCAGTCTATAATGTCCTTCTCCGTTTTGAGTTCTCGGGGCTTATACTTGGCGAGAGCCTTCATGAGTCGGTCCCTATCATGCTGGAAGGTCCAACCTATGAGGACCGACTGTCCCCCGGCGTCCTCAATGAGTTCCTTCGTGGCTTCGATCTTCAACGTGTGCACCTCGTGAGCCACTCTCTGTTCATCGTACACTGCTCCATTGGCAAACTGGAGGAGCTTAGTGGACAAAGCTGCTGCATTGACAGCTGGTATCTCTACAGCGTCCCCGAGCTGATCAATCATGCTGAGAACTTGTTCCTCCTCGAAAGAGTCATAAGCTTTTTGGATTTCTGGGGGCATCTGGATCTCGACTATGTTGTCGATGCGCTCGGGGAGATCGAGGTAGTCCTTAGCTTTCATGCTCATGCAGATGTCCCCGATCTTTGAGTATATACGCTCCTGATTCTCTTTGGATATGTCGTACGAATATACAATATGCCCGTTTCTACGTCCTGGCTTAAAGTAGTTGTCACGATAGTGGGATATGTATTTGCCCAAGCGCTCTCCCCGGTCCAGGAGGTACATTTGGGCCCAAAGGTCCATAAGACCGTTGGGTGCCGGGGTACCAGTCAAACCTACTACTCGGGAGAGTGAAGCCTGAACGTGCTTAAGAGCTTTGAATCGGATTGACTTGGGATTCTTGAAACTGCTGAGCTCGTCGATGACCACCATGTCGAATGGTAGGCAAGATCCCCCGTAGAGCCCGCATAGCCAAGCCACGTTGTCTCTCCCGATGGTGTATATGTCTGCCTTCTTGGCGAGAGCCTCGCGACGTTGACGTTCTGTTCCAATGATGCGAGACACTTTAATGTGCTTCAAATGGTCCCATTTCTCGACCTCCTGTGTCCAGACTGATTCGGCTACTCTTTTGGGAGCTATGACTAATACCCGTCGGACCTCGACCTCTTTAAACATGAGCTCGTTGATGGCTGTCAAAGTAGACACTGTTTTACCCAATCCCATGTCCAGGAACAGAGCACAGTGCGTGTGGCTTATTATGTGGTCAACAGCTTGTAGCTGGTATTGATGGAGATCATTTTCGGTCATATTCCAATGCTAACATTTTACAACCCATGGTCGTGTCTATCACCTCGACTCGAAAGCCCATTGCTTTCAGTTTCTGGTGCATTAATGTCTGTATTTTTCTGGGCTTTTTGCCGAATGCTTTCAGCTCAACGAAAACGACTTCGCCACCGGGGAACAGACAGAGCCGGTCAGGGAGGCCAGCATTGTGAATTGCGGGGAGTTTCAAACACCAGCCACCAACTCTCTCCACCTCAGTGACGAGCCGTTTCTCAATCGAGTTTTCGCACGTAATATTTTTGCTTTCCATAAATGGGGAAATTTTTAGTAGACTTGCACGGTTCCCATTCGGGCATGCTCTTCAACAAGTCATTGATTTCTCGGGTCTTATACCGGTCCATGTCCTCCCTGTTCCGCCCAAGACATTCGCACCATATCTCAGCAACACACACGTAGTCTCGGGGGGTGGTCCCTTTGGGGTTTAACTCATCGACCAGGAAGTCTCTTCTCTGGTAGAGGTCCATTGAGTCCCAGTTGTCCGGGAGTTGACGTTCCAAGTACGCCTCAATGATGCCTTTCCGTTCATCCGACTCGCTGTGCGAGCTTTGCTCATTTTTGGCTATTTTTTCTGCTTCATGGCTCAAATAGAGTTTTTCCTTGGATTTGTACAGGACAACTGCCTCAGCCCATATCTGGTCTATCTCGTCGTCCAGTTCCATGAACACGTCTTTTTTGGCATTGTTGGGGACCACGTCCACTGGCATGAAGCGTCTGTTGCCAGTTGGGTCTCTCAGGAATTCGCTGTCGTTGGTAGTGCCGAAAAAGACGCATTGCCGGGGATATATCTCAGAAGTTCTGGCATACGCTGGTCGGAATGAGTCTTCGGACTTAGATATGAAATGCTTCACTGACTCAACCTCCGCTTTGCGGAGACCGGAGAGCTCAGCTATTTCAATAAGCCATGCCCCCTGGATCTGCTCGAGAGCCTCCTTTCCTTGGACTGTCAGGAATGTATCGCTAAACCAGGATTTTCCCAATTTTTTGATGAACGTACTTTTGCCTGATCCTTGAGGTCCTACGAGCATAAGCACAAGGTCGAATTTGACTCCCGGATTCATAACTCTGGCAACTGCTCCAACCAGCATCTTGCGGATGGCTTCGCGAGAGTAGATATTGTCGTCAGCCCCCATGTAGTCAATCAGGAGTCTGTCTACCCGTTGGATCCCGTCCCATCTGAGGTCATTGAGGTAGTCCAGAATCGGGTGGAAGTGGTTGCGTTCAAATTCCAGAGCCATGGCATCGTCGATCTTTAGCGAGGACGTTATTCCATATACGCAACCCAAATAGTTCCTGACCCCGGAATAGTCTACATTCTTGACCGGCTCCGGCTTAACAACCCGACGCCATGGAAGATTCCCAAAAACGTACCTCTTCCCGTCAAAGTCGTTCTGTCTGAACAGTCTTTTGAATCGGGGGTCGTTTGCAAATATGAGATTGAGGTTGGCATCCGACGAGAGATACGCTCCCCGAGTATCAACCTCCAGCTCCTTCATCCACTCGACGCTCTCAGCCTCCGGGTCAACCTCCTTTTCGACGACTTCTTCCTGGGTCCTGTCATGCTCCGGATCGGCAAACTCGTACTTGGCACTGTTGATGTGGTCGTTGGCAATGGTTGTCTTAGTGTCGGGGTCATTGCGTACGAACTCCTCCATTGCTGACACACTTGGCAACTTCGACGAGGGATCCTTGACCTTGTCGTCAAGGTGGCCGAATTTGTGTATGCGGACCAAGTCAAACGCATTGCAAAGTTTACCCCCGCATGGGTCAGTCCCGTGATGAGAATAAGCGAACTTGCCCTCATACACGATAAGACCAGCCGATGCACTGCCTTTTGTGTAAGTGTATCGGTCTTCCAATGATGACGGGACATAAGTGTCTGAGAGGAAAGTCTCTATAGCTTCGGGAATGGAGTAAGTCCTACAAAACGCTCCTATGAGCCCCCTCTTTATGGTTGGGTCCTCCTGCTTCTTGACGGCTCTGTCTACAGCTTCGAAACGGGACGAAGCTGTGGGCCAAAGTGATGAGTCCTTCCAATCGGCATAGGAGTTGAGGACATCGTCAGCATCAATCCATGGACCGTCCTGAACCTTAAAGTAGTAGTCCATGTCCTTCGGCGTAGAAGGCCAGAACATGAGTCGGTTGGTCTCGAAAGTTGAATTGTCGAAAAGGTCTATGCCGATTATCCCGGCAATTTTTCGGCTTATAGCCACATACTCATCAGCCGTGACTTCTCTGCTCAGTGGCATTATTAGTCGGTACCGGGGAGACGCATCCGAGTGTTTGTGAGTCCCATGCAGAACAGCTGCATTGTCAAACTGGAGAGTAAAGTCATCCCAGAGGTCTTTGTGGGCAAAGTCCAAGTCGAGTGTCATCAACTGTCTGTGGACCACATTGGCCGGGCTTCTTTTGCCTCCCCTCAGGTAACCTCCAACGTATCCGCCTACGTCCTTTATTTTGAGCTGGTCTTCCTTGCTTGCAGAAACAAACTCCTTAAATGTTTCAGTGGTCTTGCTCTCCTCCCCGAGTCGACTGACCAATTCAGACCATTTCAGTTTCTTGTTGCTCCATACTTTTGATCTTGCACTCAGTCCGATTGCAATATCAAGTTCCCCGTCGTATGTCATTAGTCTTTCTTATAAAATTTAGTAACGTATCCGTCTGCTTTGAGAGGTAATACCATTGGCAAGCAGTTCAGCCAAGGAAGATCCTCTCCCATAACTCTACACATAGTTTCCAGACAATCCCCGGCTCGGTCTTCGTCTACCTCTGCAATGGCTTCATCATGGACGTGCATTACTATTTCGAAGTCTTTCATAATGCTTAGTCTGTACATTGCTTCGGCGAGAAGATCCCGGGAGATTGCCTGGACTATGTTCTCCACCAATTTGCCCCCGTATGTCTCTACCTCGGTCCATCCTACTGACTGGACCATGCCGTCGTAAACAATGCCAATCTGCCCGAACCTGTTGGGTCTCACACGGGGATTTCTGTAGTATAATTTTCTCCCAGCCGGGAGAGCTATCGTCAAATTGGTCCCGTCATGTTCAAAGACGAGACAACTTACTTTCTTGGTCTTTCTGGTCTGGACGCACTCGATGGCCTTCTCATTCACCTCAGCCCAAAACTCAACAATTTTAGGATTGGCTCGACGCCAAAGAGCTACAATGGAATACATTTCCTTTTTGGACAGCTTCTTCTCTTTGTCCATCTTCTCCATTGCGTTGACCGACCCCTCATATCCGAGTGCCAATTCTGCCGTCTTGCCCCGCTGTCTGAGGTCCGATCCTTTCGTAACCTGCTCAATTGGGACCCCGAACATGAGTGATGCTGATGCCTCATAGATCTTGCCATGAGTGTTGAAGACGTCGAGTCGCCACTTCTCCTGAGCTAACCAGGACAGGACTCGGGCCTCAATAGCACTAAAGTCGGCTACTGCAAACATTTTTCCCTCCGGGGCTATGAAGGCTGTTCGAATGAGCTCAGAAAGGACATTCGGAATGCTGTCGTAACACATTTCGATGAGGTCGTAGTCTCCCTTCTCCACCATGCTCCGAGCAAGACTCAAGTCCTTCATGTGGTTTTGGGGGAGATTCTGGAGCTGGATCATACGGCTCGACCAACGTCCTGTTCTGTTGGCCCCGTAAAACTGGAATAACCCGTGAGCTCTCTGGTCTTTGGCAGCACAATTGAGCATAGCAATGTACTTCTTAGTTGAGGTCTTGGACCTGTCTCTTATACACATCTCCGAGCCCACGAGACATGCG